TATGAAGGGGTAGCTCCCCTCTCTAAAATAATCAGCAACCAACGGAGAAAACACTATGCTTAATAAGTCGTTAATGGATCGTATTCAAAAAGCCGGTTCAATTCTTGATTCTTCTATTCTAGCCGATTCCCCCTACTTCAATGAGCGGGATGTAATACCAACAGAGCTTCCCATACTGAATGTTGCTTTTTCGGGAAGATTAGATGGTGGTCTTGTGCCGGGTCTAACAATCTTTGCCGGTCTTTCCAAGTCATATAAGACGCTTCTTGCCTTGTGGTGTATGCGCGCCTATTTGCAAAAATACCCCGATGCTATTGCTCTTATTTTCGATTCGGAGTTTAGTATCACTCCCGAATATCTGGCAATGCATACAATTGACCCAACCCGGGTTCTACACATTCCAGTTCAGCATCTTGAACAATTGAAGTTTGATATGGTGAAGAGGTTGGATGAGATTAAGCGGGGAGATCGGGTTTTCATTCTTGTGGATTCAATTGGGACGTTGAGTTCTAAGAAAGAAGTCGAAGATGCCATGGATGAAAAATCTGTGTCGGATATGACTAGAGCAAAAAGTATTCGGTCTCTTTTGAGAATTATTACTCCTCATCTGACGACTAAGGATATCCCCGCCGTGATCATCAATCACGTCTACCAGACCATGGAATTATACGCTAAGACCGTAGTCGGGGGTGGTACCGCGATTATGTACAATGCCAATCAAGTGTTTATCATTTCAAAGGCTCAAGAAAAGGATTCGGAGGGAACCTTGTTGGGCTCTAACTTCACAATCAATATTGAGAAATCACGATTTGTGAAGGAACGGTCCAAGCTTGTCTTTCAGGTGCTTTTTGATAAGGGTATTCAACGATGGTCTGGTCTTTTTGATCTGGCGTTAGAGGCGGGTATCATCTCTTCGGAGAAGAAGGGTTGGTATCAAATTGAGGGAGTGGAGAAGGGGGTTCGCCGCGCCGATATTGAACAAAACGAATCCTTCTGGGAAGGCCTCATTGAAAATGAGAAATTCAATGATTTTGTTAAGAGAAAATATCAATTGACAGGTATCTTGACAACCCCGGTCGAATAATCTACACTTATTGTTTTGGAGAAGTGTATGAGAAATATTCGATATGTTGTAGGAGATTTGATAAAAGCTCCGGAGCCGATAATTGCCCATGGTTGTAATGCCCAGGGCGTGATGGGTTCCGGTGTTGCTTTAGCTATCAAACAGGCTTTCCCAACGGCCTACAGAACTTACGCCCAAAAAATAATGACAGAAAAAGATAGAGACCCGTTCGTTCCGGGAGATATCATCTTTGCTTATTGTAATGGAAAGGCCATTGCGAACTGTATCACCCAAGAGTTCTATGGTCGGGCAAACAAACAGTATGTTGATTATAATGCCATTCGGGAATGTATGAGGCGGCTGAATACATATTGTCATGATGGAAACTTTGGAGGTCCGGCTTTTGAAGCGGTAGCAATGCCGAAGATTGGGGCCGCTCTGGGGGGTGGCGATTGGAAGATCATCTCAGAGATTATTCAAGAGTCGATGTTTCATGCTGAACCGGTTGTCTATGTTCTTTCGAAAGAGGAAATTCCCCAAAATTGATAGAACAAACCATACTTCACAATCTGATTTCCAATGAAGATTTTTCCCGGAAGGTTCTACCGCATATTCAACCCGAATATTTTCATGATCGTTCGGAGCGGATAGCTTTTGAGGTCATTCGGGATTATGTCAATAAGTACAACAAGTCTCCGGAACTTCAAGCCGTCAAGATTGAAATCGATAATCGTCGCGACCTGACGGAAGAAACCGCCAAGGGCTGTCAGGTGATTGTTGACACCTATGATAGCAAGAAGCTGGAATTGGATTGGTTGGTCAATGTCGCTGAGAAGTTCTGTCAGGATAAGGCGATTGAGAATGGTCTGTACAAGGCCATGTCGATTATGGAAAATAAGAAGGGAAACACTCTGGGGCGGGGAGCGATCCCCCAAATTCTTTCGGATGCCCTGGCGGTTTCTTTTGATTCCCATATTGGTCATGATTATTTTGAGGATTGGGAAGCCCGACATTCCTTCTTCCATGAAGATCACGTCCGAATTCCTTTTGATTTGGAGATTCTGAACAAGATCACAAAGGGAGGTCTGATTCGAAAGACCCTCAATATCCTGATGGGGGGCGTTGGATTTGGCAAGTCGTTGTTCATGTGTCATATGGCGGCGGCCAATTTGGTTAAAGGCTTCAATGTTCTCTACATCACGATGGAAATGGCCGAACAGCTTATTGCGGAGCGTATCGACGCCAACCTTATGGATGTTGCTCTAAATGATCTTGTTAAACTGGATAAGGTAGCATTCCATAATAAGATCAAGAAGATATGGGATAAGACCCCCGGTAAGCTGGTTATTCAGGAGTACAATGAAGGGGCGGCCGGGGCTGACAATTTCCGGCATCTTTTGAATGAACTGAAGCTGAAGAAAAAGTTCATTCCGGATATCATCTATATTGACTACCTAAATATTTGCAAGTCATCCCGGATTAAGCTGACCGGCGACGTTGGATTATATCAATATGTACAGGCCATTGCTCAAGAGGTCCGGGGGTTGGCCAAGGAGTTCAATGTTCCAATCGTTTCGGCTACTCAGTTCAACCGGGAGGGGTTCAAAAGTAGTGAACCGGAGATGCATCACATTTCGGAATCCTTTGGTTTGGCCGCCGCCGCTGATATCATTCTGGCAATTGTTCGAAATGAAGAGTTAGATGCTCTGAAACAGGTGTTTATCAAACAGATCAAAAACCGGTATAACCGTCCGGATTACTATCGACGGTTTCACTTGGGATTAGACCTGGAAAAAATGAGGCTGTTTGATGTGTCCGCTGATATTAAACCGGAGAAGGAAGATATTCCAGTGATGGATGCCGGTACCATGGCTTCAAAGGGATTGTTTGCCGGGATCAAATGAGATAAATATCTGATGAAACTACTTCATGAAATCATTGATTTACAAGAGGGTGTCCTTGTTGATGAGGACTTTTCGGCTATCTTTGAGGATGCCGAACTTCTCACTGAAGGGGCTAAGGAAGAGAAGAAATCTTCCAAAAATCAGCATTTAGACCATGCCGAAGATTTGTTAATCCGTCATCCGGATGGCCTGAGCAAAGCATCTGAATATCTAACCCATACTCATAATTTCTTGTCTGGTAAGAAGAACGACAAGTTCAGCCTGTCAACGAAAATGGATGGAAGTCCAAGTGTTGTCTGGGGGCACCACCCGGAGACTAAAAAGTTCTTTGTTGGTACCAAGGCCTTTTTCAACAAGACCCCTAAAATCAATTTTTCCGATAAGGATATTGAAACCAACCATGGGAAGAGCCCCGGGCTGGTCAAGAAGCTTAAGAATGCCCTGAAGCATCTGAAAGGGATAACCCCCAAGGAAGGCGTCTATCAGGGGGATTTGATGTATACCGGGGAGGATGTGGGAATTGCGAATAATACCCATTATTCCTTCTCCCCCAATACCCTTTCCTATCATGTTCCGAAGGGGTCGGCGGAAGGAAAAAAGATAGCCGATTCGAAGATCGGGATTGCACCTCATACCACTTATGAGCCTGAAATGGACGGGTCCCTGAAGGCTAAATTTAAGTTCGATCATTCGGCTTTTAAGGACTCTCCGGATGTCCATCTCTTCAATACCAAGGTAGGAGGGAATTTTTACTATCCGCCCGGGGACCAAAAGAAGTTCACAGATGCTCTGACCAAGGCCCGAAAGGTCTTTTCTAAAATCCCGGATCATGAGCCGGTTCGGAACCATGAGAAGACCCTGTTGGCCTATATCAATGATGCCGTAAAGAATAGGAAAGAAAATACGGTTTCAGGCTATATCAGCTTTCTTCGTAAGCAGATGAATAGCAAAATGGAGGACCTGAAGACTGATTCAGGTAAATCCAATTTGAAATCTAGTCTGAATACAGAGATTAAGAATGTACTGGGGAACGAAGATACTTTCAAATCCTTGTTTGCCGCTCATAAACATCTTCAAACAGCCAAGAATGTGCTTGTGGATACCTTATCCCATAAGTCTCCCTACGATGAGACGATCCTAGGAAACAAGTCGAAACCCGAAGGGTTTGTGGCATCCCTAAACGATGAGCCCGTCAAGCTGGTGGATCGTAATCATTTTTCTGCGGCCAATTTCGATTGGAATGAGAAGGTCAATCCGGCTGATAACCCGACCGTCCTGGTTTGGGGTCGCTTTAATCCGCCTACAGAGGGCCACAGGCAATTAATTGATCAGGGGGGTAGGATAGCTGCCAAAACTGGCGGAAAGTTATCAGTGGTCGCCTCAGGCTCAACGGGAGATAAGAAAAACCCCCTGACCCCCGCCGATAAACTGAAATGGCTTAAAAGTATGTTTCCAAAGGCGGATGTTGCAGTCGCAGG